TAATCGACCACGCGCCATACGTCTACGTCATCCCACCAGACACCCCAGACCCAACATGGGGACGCGCAGCCTTCGCAGCCGCCTTCGCCATAGACTTCCTCACCGAAGCCCACGCCAAACCCCAGTTCGAAGACCGAAGAACAGAAATCACCAACAAAACCTCAAGCCTCGCCGACTGGATTCTCACGCAACAGTGCACAGACCCAGCCAAGAAAGCCCACGGCGGTTTCAAGAGCACCGAAACCAGCACATGCTACTACGCCGTTGACGCCTGCCGCGTCATCCCAGCACTCCTACACGCCTACGAACTAACAGCCAACACAGACTACCTGAACGCCGCAAAACTCGCGGGCAACACCTTCCTCAAGACCATGCAGGACAAGCAAGCGTACGGCGGCTTCGCTCGAGCCGTCACAACCGAAGACGCTTGGCTACCGCAGATGGACACCGAATGCCTCTACGGACTAATCGGCTTGAAAACACTCGTCGAAGAACACGACACACCCAACAAAGCCACGTACGAAACCATGATGTCCACGGCTGTCGGCTTCCTGCGCGAAGGCTTCGAGAACCTCTGGCTGCACTACGACCCAGCAGACGAAAAATGGCACCGCGCAGGCTCGGCGGAAACCGAAATCTACGACGACTCCTTCGCCTACGCCCTGCTCGGCATGTACGAGTATGAGGGCTGGAGTCCCGCGTGCCAAAGAGTCTACAACTTCATTAACACGATAAGCGCTTCTCCACAGCGTCCCGCCTACAACCCCGCCGTATGCTGGGCGGGCTACATAGACGTCGCCTCACGCTTTCCAGCGTGCGATTACTATGACGCGGTCACGAGCGGAATCCTCTGGAAAATCCGCAGAGACCACGACAAACCGAGCCTAGCCTTCAGCAAACAAACAGTCGAGAAGCATCAAGACGAGTTTATGTTCTGGGGCGTCAAACACGCCGACTACAGCCCGGTCGAGAACAAGCAGGCGATGGCTACGGTCTGCTGGCTCGCAAGGCTGTTTCTAAACTACGAGGAACCCGTGACTCGCTTCACGCAGATTCTGCGCTCAAAGGGCGAAAGCATAACACTCTATCCGGTGATAGAGGCAGCCGAAACCGTCTCCTACGGCGAAGGCATTGACATCAAAGCCATCGCTTCTCCAACCCGCACAGAAGAAGTCCTCATCGAACCAGGATACGTAATCAACGACTACATCACAATCCACACTTTCACGCCGCTGAGACACCACGACAAAATTCGCAGAAGAGGCGTGGACTACGAGGTTTTGGGCGTTCAAGCATTCGACTGGAAGGGCGAGACAGCCTACTTAAAGGCGAACTGCAGGAGGCTCGTCGGGCAATGAGTGAGAGAGAAAGCTCCGTTGACACGGTTGTTAGGCTGCTGCAGAAAGAGATGCTGGTCGTTAAGGACGATGGCGGACTGGCTAACATCCGTGTCAGCGGCGAGTGGTACGACCGAGAGCTTTTCAAGAACTGTGACGCCCAGATAACGGTCGGACTCGCCGAGAGCAGAGACTCCAAAATCGAAATGAGCGGAAGACTTCGCAGACGCTTGGGAGCCTTGCGTGTGAACGTTTGGAGCCAAAGCAAACTCATGCGTAACAAGACGGTTGAAGAAGTCAACCGCACAGTAAGGCAGAGTCGCAACAGACCAAACGAGACAACATACGACTTTTTCGGCGTGAGCCAAACAACAGGCACTCATAAGGCGTATTCCGCAGGCTCAGCAAACGAGCCAACTCCCGAAGACGTAGGCTGGACCGAATCAGCCAACGCAGATTATGAGAAGCTCTGGTACAGCGACGATGACCGCTGTCTGAAATCCAGCAACACAAACAGCGAACACGCGCTCATGCTTTTCCGCTTCAAAATCGAGTCGCGAGAACAAACTGTCAAGAAAATAGTTTTAGTTTTTGAAGGCTATGGCACCGCTCCAGCAGGAAACAGTGTAACCATCAAAGTTTGGAGTCACATAGAAAGCGAATGGCAAGATGCGACAAGTGGAGCGGGCGATGCGGATGAAACAATCAGGCTCACACTTGCAGCATCACTTACAGACTACATAGACGAGAACGGATTTGTTTGGCTTCTCGCAAAAACGACAAACCCAAGCGATGGCTCGACCCCAGCCACGCTCAACTGTGATTATGTCTTTTGCGCGGTCACCGTCAACGGAATCACCTATCTTGATGTTGTTTCTTACCGTGACGCAGACCGCGTTGATGTTAAACCCTTCATCTTCAGAACAGAATTTACCCTAAAATCATGGTTCTTCGAGGACATTGGAGAGTGAGAAAACATGGTTGAAACGTATGGAGCGCACGAATGCCGTATCTACTTTGTAGAGGAAACAAACTATGGAGAAACACCATCAAACCCGCCAATGATCGGCATAAACGCAGAAAGCGTAGAACCCGGCTTGGAGCCTAGCCTAATAAAGGTCAGAGGAGTTGGCTCCAGAGATCTGCAAGCCCTAAAAAGTGGCTTCAGAAGCGCAACGTTGAAGATACAGCACTATCTCAGCAGCGACGCGCCGATAACCTTCATTCAGCACGTGCAAACGCTGAACAGCCTAAGCATTCAGGTCCTCTATTACAAGGGCTTGTTTGCCTCTGCAACGGACATAATTAGCCTACTCTACAACGGCTGCAGAATCCACAAACTGACGGTCGAGTGCGCAACAGAAGACTTCGTGAAAGCCACAGCCGAAATCATCGCAAAAGACACCGCAACAGGCACGAGCAAGCTGACTGGCGCAACGTACGCCGACTACGCCGGCGCCATACCCTACAGCGAGAGCTACGTGCAGCGTGGAGCGGGAGATGGCTCAGGCTTAACAGCCCTAGAAAGAGTGACGGACTGGAAGTTCACGATAGAAAACAGCCTGAAACCCGTGCCGGTCATCCGCTCGACCGATGGACACCTACTCAAGTATCTGCCGGCGAGACACCGCAACCTGACGGGCGAGTTGACCTTTGAGTTTGAGAGCAAACAAGAATACGATGATGTCGTGGACGACAGCGAGTTCAGCCTAAAACTCGGCTTGGGCGGAACGAACAGCGCCTTGTTCAAGTACTGCAAGTGGGAGAAAGTGGCGACGCCGACCCGCATCGAGGACCTTGTTGCGCTGAGGGCTTCTTTCGTGGCTCGAGACGTAGTCATAAGCTAGGAGGCGTGGAGATGCGGACAGAGGCTTTGGAGGTCGACGAGCGTTTCGGCGAGGAGTATGCTGGGCGCTACGTTTTGGGCGAGATTAGCTGGGCTAAGCGCAGCCGCATAATCCAGAAATACACGAAATATCATCCGTTGACGGGGCAAGTCGTCAGCAGCGACTACATAGCCATCCAAGCCGAAACGATAATGGCTTCGCTCAAGGAACAGCCGCTACACAAGCCCGTAACACTTGAAAAGTTGCTCAGCGAAGAGAGCGGCGTACCAATCGGCTTGGGCGAGTTCCTCAGCCAAACCGTCAACAGATTAAACGCCTTAAGCGTTGAAGAGACCGCTTTTTTATCCGAGCAATCCGAAGACAGAAGCCAAACGCGGCCATCACAGACTTTCGCCTCTGCAAAGAGTTCGGGTGGACGCCAGACCAGCTTGCTCAACAGCCAGCAAAGACCATCCAGCAGTTCATCGTCGTCCTCAACGAGCTAGACCGTCAAACGGAGGAGGAACGCGTGAAGGCAGAGAGGGAGGCGAAACGGCGTGTCCATTGAAGCTGAATGCACTCTTGAAGGCTTTGAAGAGTTTAGAGCCGCGATGGAGCGTTTTGACTCTGGCGTGCAAACTCACGTGCAGGGACAGTTGGCAGGTTGGGCTGAGGACGTTAAGACGCTGGCTCGACAGCTTGTCCCTGTAAGAACAGGCCATCTGCAAAGCTCCATCTACGCCGTGATTCGCGAGTGGGTTGCCGAAATCGGCGCGGAGGCTGCGTACGCACTGTTTGTTGAGCTCGGCACACGACACATGCAGGCTCGCCCGTACCTCTACCCGGCAATACAGGAGCATCTGCCGGAGCTTGAGCGCGTGGCTCTCGAGGCTCTGGACGCCGCCAAGTCGGAGGCTGGTTTGGAGTGAGCTTTCGCGAAATCGCCATAACGATAAGAGCTGTCAACCGAGCAAGCAGTGAATTCGCGAGGGTTCAGTCCGACGCCGAAGCCTTGAGTGTGCGGGTTAAGAGTCTCGGCGCGGCGATTGCTGGTCTGGGCGCCACTGGAACGGTCATCGGACATATCGCTCACCAATTCGGCTTACTAAATGCCGAGCAGGCTGGCGTTTTCAATTCCGCCATGATGGTTGTCACGGTTATGGGCATGTTCATGCGGACGAGTTGGGGCGTTGCCATAGCTCACAAGGTCTACTCTGCAGCCTGCTGGGTTGCGACCGCGGCTCAGAACGCTCTCAACGTCAGCTATGCCGGGTGGTTGGCTTTGACCGGCGTGGGTATAGCTGTCATCGTCGCTGCTGCCGCAGCCATGTGGTACTTCGCAAGTCAAGTAAACGCCGCAACCGCGTCAGTCCAAAGCTTCAACGAGACAGCGGCAGAGATGCCCACTCGGGCACGTAGCATAACTCGTGCTGGAGAGGAAGAGCTTTACAGGCGCGGAGTTGAGTGAGCCTTTGAGTGTCGAGATTCCCAGGGTTGCGGTTGCTTTTGGCGCTGTTGGCGTTCCGCAAGGCGATGTTATAGATTTGCGGGTGCATCTGGGTTGTACGAAAGAGGTTAGCAGCTTCGACTGTCTCTTGCAGAACTGGGACAAGAAGTACAGTCCAAGCGGCTCTTACCCCGTCAGCGTGGGCGTGGACGGGCACATCGACATCGGAAGAGGCGCGAGTGTTCCGCAGGTAATAACGTGCCGTGTTGAAGGCGTCAACTACGAATCGTCGCCGTCTGAGAGTTATCTGCGCGTCAGCGGGCGGTGCTGGGGTGAGAGGCTGTTCCGCAGAGTCGTCACGAAGGCCTACGAGAACAAGAAGGGCGAAGAAATCGTCAAGGACCTGCTGGACTGCTACGTTGGTTTGAG